GGGGGAGCCGAAGCTCCCCCAACCCTATTAGTCGACGACGTACATCATCATCAGCTCGATCGTGCCGGTGCCAGCAGCACCGCCCATCGTAGCCGTGACGACAAACTCGTTGTCGATCACCGACTGGTCGAGATCGACTTCGGTGTTCGCCGAAAGGGCGAGCGTTGCGGCAACGTCATTACGGCCAGCAGAGCTGGTCGAAGTTGCAGCGAGGTACTCGTCCGCGTCAGCGGAAACCGAAGAACCCGAGCCATTGGTGTAGGCAGCGTGACCCACCGATACGGTAGTGGAGCCGCCGAGAGCGTCGTTGTACAGGTAGCCGCCGAGAATGCGCGCGCCTTGGGGCAACGCAAACATTTCGATGACATCACCAGACGCAAGCGAGGACGCTTCGTAAGCCGCACGGGCTACACGAACTGAACCGCCAAGCTGGTTTGCCTGCACAAACTCTTTCGGATCGTCCTGCGTCAGGTCAGTCCGAACGTCACTGTAAACAGTAGCCATTGTTCAGTCCTCCCTTACTCGTTGCAGGCGATTTCAACGACCTTGTTCTCTTCCATGCGGGTCGCGCCGAACGTGGCGCAGTAATAAACCTGCGTGGAGTAGGACTTGTCGCTGCGCTCGTCGATGCGAGCCATCACGTCCTTACCGATCGCCAGCTTGCAGCCATCCTGCGCCCATGCGTAGCAGAGGCGAGAAGTGCCGTCGTCCGACAGCCGGTTGGAGACGATGAACTCAAAACCAACGAACGTCTTGATGTCACCCTGGACCAGTGCCTTCACGGTGTTGAAGTCCGCCGAGGTAACGGTGGTCGAGTTGAGCAGGTCTTCGATCTGCTCAGGCGATACAACGATGTACCGCTTGATCGACGGGTCGACGTTGTTCGCGTCGAGCAGCTTCTTCGCCGTGACCAGCTTCGCGATGGTCAGGCCGGCGCTGCCGTGAGCGATCTTCTGGGCAGAAGGGAACGCCGTGGAGGTCGTGCCTTCCTTGCCAGTCTTGGCGGTGCCGCCAAGAGCGTCGATGATGACGTCGTCCATCGCACGGCCCATCGCCGCCGCAGCCGCACGGGCATACGAAGACGTCGGGTCGATCAGCATGCGGACTTTGTCAGCGTCGTCGATGAGGTCGGCCCACTCATAGGTGGTGAGGCTGACCATACGACGGCTGTGCGGCGTTTCCACCAGCGGCGTATCGCCGTGGCGGGACGTGCGCGCAACCGCAGCGGCTTCTCCGACCTGGTCGAAGAAAGCCTTTTCGCCGGTGACACTTTCGGTGTCCACGGCGCCTCGCAGCAGAGAACCCATCTGCTGCGAGAGCATGCCGACGTTCGCCGAGAACTGATTGACGAACGCCGTAGTGACCTGAGTAGACATACCAGGTGCTCCTACAGTTGGTTGATGAAGATGGTTTCTGCGTGGGTTGTCAGGCTTGCGCCTGGCTCACTGTCGGTTAGGCCGACTGGTCCGCCTTGCTCACAGGCTTACGCCGAGGGGCCGATGGCTTGTCCTCGGATTTGACGAACTCCATGTATCTCGTAGCGAGATCCACGGGGTCGTTGGTTGTCCGCGCGCTGCCGAACTCAACGGCTAGGCGCAGGCATTCCAGTCGCAGCTCCTGGCTATCCATGAAGCTGCTCGCGTAGTCTCAGCACCTCGCCGACCATGCGGTCATGGTCTGGGTGGTGCTTCTCCCAGTACGGCGAGCTCTTCGCCGTCAGCTCTCTTATGCGGGCTTCCAGGTCGGTATCGCTGACCCCCGGTCGGCTGTCGCGGCCGGCGAGGCCGTCCTCGCTGACCTGCTCTGCGATGTAGTCGCTCAGGCGCACCATGAAGCGAACCAGCTCAGGGTTGTCGCCCAGCAGGCTGCCGTCCGAGAGCTGGATCTCGGTCAAGTCGGGCGCGTCAAACTCTTTCAAGAGCTCATTGGCGCGCGCCATCTTGCTGTCGAAGTCGCGGCCAAATTCCTGCCGTAACTCTGTCTCGATCTCTGCGCGATGCGCTTCGCGCTGCTGCTCGCTGGCCTCCGTAAACGCGCCGGCGAACTCTTGATACGCAGAAGCGATCTGCTGCGCCTGGCGCGCTGACAGGCCGCTACTGTGTGCCGTCTCTCTGAACCAGTCGGCGAAATCCCCCTCGGTTTCACCCAGGTCGTAATCGGCGGCCTCAGACGGTCTGCCGAGCTTGTTGTACACCAGCGCCCAGTCCTCGTCGGTCGCCCAGTTGCCTGGGATCGCGAGCTTCTCTGCTCCGACCATCTTCTGCGCGTTGATGTAACTTTTCGCCATCGCTTCGACACTGCCAATGTGCTGCAGCGATGGGTTGGCTGCCAGTTCCGGCGACAGACTTGATCGCCAGTCCGTGCTGTCAGACGGGGTTGTCGCTTCCGCGGCCTCCGCTACCTGCTCTTCGGACATAAGGGACTACTCCTTCGGTTGTTGATCCTTCGTCATGGAATGCAGGAACAGCACCACGTCGCGCTGCCCCTCGCGGAACGCCGTCTCATCTGAGTTCGGCGTATAGCTCGACTTCCAGAGCCCAAAGCGGGCACTGAGGTCCTCCATCACCTTGATGCCGTCAGCGCTGTTCAGCACCGATCGGTAGGTCGCCCGCAGCTCTTTAGGCGTCACGCGGCGCCGCCCATGAGAGCACCCAGGTCAAGGTTCGTTTCATCGACCGCGCGGATCGCAGGCGCCGCGTCACCAGCGGCGGTTGCCATCTGCTGGGCTGCGGCGAGCTCGGCCTGCTGCGCCATCGCCTGGGCCTTCTGCTCGCGTATGCCAGCGACTTCGCCCTCGCCGCGCACCACAGCCGCCGGCGTGCCGGTGACCTTAATGATATGTTTGGCGAGCCCGTCCATGTCGAGGTAGTCGGCGATGCCCTGGTCAAGCTGCATCAGCGGCATCAGGAACTCGATCATTTGCAGGATGCCTTGGACGTCGCCGGAGCGCTGCGCCTTCGCCAGCGGGCTGACATATTCGATGTCGAGGCCCAGCATGCGGATGCCCTCTGGCGCCGGCGGGAAAGCCTTCTGGCGCGCCAGGATGGCGAAGCAGCGATCGATCATGGGTTGCAGGAGCTCGGCCTGCAGACGGCCCAGGACGGGGCCGAGAAGCCTCATTTTTTCTTCCGTGCGCTGGATGACCTCGGTCGCCGTCATCTGCGGGCCGGTGCCCAACGTGAGCTGGTCCACATAGAACGCCGAGCGGATCGCCTGGCGGCGCTGCTCCAGCATCGCCTCGCCCAGCGGATTGTTCGCGCCGATGTTGAGCGGCTCAATGCGATCGCGGGTGCCGCTGCGATAGAAGTTGAGGCCGCCGGGGGTCGTCCTGACCGGCAACATGAAGCCGTCGTCCGGCACCATCATGGGCGGATGGATCTGGAGCTGGGCCGCGCGGATGACGACCTCAGACATCTTGTTGACCATTTTCGTGTCTGGCAGCGCCGTCATGCTCGGGCTGCGACCGTATCCGATCTCGAAGCTGGCCTTGAGGAACCGCGGCACGCAGTACGGGAACTCGTCGTAGCCGCTCTCGCCCAGGATCATCTTTTCATCCGGGTCGATGTAGATGCTGGCGAACGGCTTGTTCAGAGCGTTCTTCTTGCGCGGATTGTAGTCGTCGCGCGGCATGACGACGTGCAGCAGTTCGATCTCAGCGTAAGGATCGTCTGTGTTCATCTTAGCGATGCGTTGTGTAACCTTCGCTTCTCCGAACTGCCGCACGGCGGCGCGCGCCGTGGTCTTGTACTTACGATAGACCGTATCGACGCGCCCCTGTTCGTTCTCGCTGACGTAGCATTCAGCAATGTGCCGGGTGCTGAATCGGAAACCATCGTCGTCGTCGCTCTCGATGAAAATGATCGACGTGCCAAATATGACCAGGTCGCTGTAGAGCTCGTGGATCTGCTCCGAGAAATTGGAGCGCGCCATGTGCTGGTACATGACGTCAGTGGCGCTCTCCAGCCACTCCTTGGCCTCGTCGTCGCCGTTCAGATCGTCGTTCTGATAACGCAGATCAAACCAGGGCGTGCTCGGGTTGGTCAGCATGCCGTGCAGGCTGGCCGCCATCAGCTCGGCCGCGTGGACAGCCGTGCCGTCAAAGAGCAGCTCGGTACGCTTATCGCCGCCGGTGCGCTTCTTGGTGACGTCGGCCTTGCGCGGGCAGGTGTAATCCGCGACCTCCTGCCAGTGCGTCTCCCAATGCTGGCGCTGCGTCTGCAACGTGCTGTAGCGCTTCAGCAGCGCGGTCGCGCGCGGATCATCCATGCTACTGGCCCAGCAGTGTCTTCTTGGTCGTCGGCGCTCCGGTCGTCAGGCCCAGGCCGCCGGTGACGTTCGCCTGGCGCAGGCCGCGTTTCTTGGTCGC